CATCTATGACAGCCGTACCATCACTTACTCTCATTAATAAATTATCATTGTCCGAGTCTTTGTCAAATCTTAATTTAAATGGTGAAACAATGTAGTCACCAGAATTTTCTTTAATTCTTGTAGCTACAAAATCACGTACTATATTATAAGAATTCATAGTATTTTTATCTGATACTACGACACCACCTTGAATATTAACTAAAGGAACAAAGTTATCATTCGCTTCTAATTCTGATTGATTTGTAAGTGTAAGACTAATTCTGAATCTATCAGCTCCAGGTGATGAAGTATTTGGTACAGCACCTTGATTATCGTACAAGCTTGCATCATCATCTACACTAACGACATCTTCTACGATTTTAAATCCTACTGTTTCATTTGGTGCATCACTATATTTTGAAACGATGTGTGACTGTGGCGAATTAAATACAAAATAACCTTTAACAAAATAGATACCACTATCAACCGAAAAGCGTGTACCACGACCTACAGCTGGATTTGCATCAGTGTTTGTCGTTTGAACTTTAAGAGTTGTTGAACCATTATTAATTGTTTCGTTAGGTGTAAATCTAACGGTTGATAATCCAGTCTGTGAAGCTGGAGCATTTGTGTAAGCAACATATAGAGTTGCTGGATCATTTCCCGTAGCTGGCACAACTTCAATTACTCGAGCTGTAACACCACTCGTATTACCGGTAAAAGTTGTACCTACTAATACAGAGAATGTAGTCGGCAACGCATTTGATGTAGTGTCTAATTTAATAAATTCATAAGCATTATTAAGAGTGGTAGCTCCAGGTTTTACAACACCACCCTCTTTGAATATATTAGAACCAAAGCGCGCAATCTGTTCTTGAATCAAAGTTTGTATCTGTGTGAGTTCACGAGCCTGTACTACTCTTCCACTATTAAACAGAATACGATAGTAACCATCACTATCAGTGAAGTCATCTTTGTACTTTGTAGGTATGAGTGTTGTACTAAGAGTAGTAGCCATTCTTTATATCCTTAGAATTGTACGACAATTTTAATGTCTTCATTTTGTGCTTCAGCTCGACTTACAGGTTTTCTGTTATCTATAAACAATATAGCTCCAGTTTCTGGATCAACTTCAGGATTAATATTTGCTGAGTCAATAACACCATCACCTGAACCATTAGTTTCAAGAATAAGTTCACCGTCTTGGAATGTTAAGAAACCTGTATCATCGTTTTGATGATAGTAAATAATATTAGAATCAGTTTCATCAATCAAAGCCTTTGCAAGAGTTGTTTGACCTTGAATAGTTTTGTCTGCTGTAAAATCAGTAATTATACTTGATAAAGTCATTGACTTAAGAGTATTGCCGGTAGTGGCTAAGAAGGCAGCACCTTGTGGTGTCTTAGGATCACGAACCAATCCTACCTGTCTAAAGTCTTGTTCTACAATCAAATCAGAGTCCGTACCGAGTAGATCTGCATGGAACATTACAGATGTAGATCTGAGATCTTCTCTTGGATCTTTACCTAATCCTGAGTCTGGGCCAAGTACCGCACGTGCTGTAGCATTCAGAGTTGCACCACCACCAGTAATTGATACTGTAGCTCTAGTATATCCAAATCCTAGACCTTTTACATCACCATTACTTGAATCTTCGGCACGTAATCTTACAAGTCTACCAGTTGCTGAATCAATAGTAGGTAAGAAACTAGCATCTGAACCTGTGCCGGTAATCGTGACAGTTGGATTTGATGTGTAACCGGCGCCTCCATCAGTAATAATTAAGCTAGTAATTTGTCCAGCAACAGATGCATCTTGTACTGCTTCTTGTTTCAGTTGAATACCTGTTGAATTTGAATCTGTATCACCTTGCAATTGTGTAGGCATAAAGTTTGATGACATAAAGTTATTAGCGTTTGCAGCACTAATCGTAAATAAGAACTTCCAAAGATAGCCATCTGCTTCTCTACGTGGCTGTAAGTTTGCATGTGTAGGTTCATTCACTGATGGAACTGCAGTACCGTTTGCATCACGACCAGTTTCTAAACAAATATAAACTTGATTTAATTCTGTTTTAATATAATAAGGTTGTGTTGGATAACCTGCCTGTTGATCATCATATTGAGAATAGATAGCACCTGATGCCCAGTTGTTACGTGGTACAACAAGTGAAGTAGCAGCAACTTTCTTAATGCCTTGCATACTATTTCGAAATGCCTGAATATCGGAAGGAGTATTAGTTGGTGTTGGTACAGTTTCAGAAGAATCCCACTGCTCAGATCTACCAATACCGATATAGTACTTTCTAGTGTCAGCTGTAAATTGATCAAAAAAGTCTTGAGCAATTTGTCTTCTGAGTGCATCTGTAATAATTGCTGGCATGTTCTATTTCCTATTATGTACTAATTTGTGCACCGAGTGCAATACGTTTATAATGACCTACATCGCTATCATACACGGCTAAGCATGGATTACCTGATGCTCCATTAGTAACAAAAATAAGATTACCGTGCTCAGGATTATTTGGTACACTAGCAACTGTATATGGATTTAAGTCAACCTCTACTACTCTTGCTCTTACGTAGTCAGAATCAACAAGAGTTTCAACAGCACCAGAATCTACGTAATTAAAGTTGCTTAATTGTTTTAATCTTACATAATCTGAGTCAATTAATGTTGTTACTTCTGATGAGTCTAATCCACGATTCGAATCTATCATTGTTTGTATTGCTGATGAATCTAATGCACCACTAGAATCAATCATTCTTTGGACTGCACCTGAATCAAGTGTAGATGTAATAGGTGATCTTGAGGTAACATATGCTGAATCAATCAATTGAATCGCTTCTGCTGAATCAATTGAATTAGCTTTTACAATTAATAATGTTTGTGATGAGTCTTGTGCAATACCGCTACGTAGTGCAATGTAACTCGAATCTACAATACCATTGATTGAATTAGCAATATTGGCACCAACTGTAGTGTCGAGAAGCACTGTACCTGTAGAGTCGGGTAGTGTAATTGTATTATCTTTTGTAGGATCGGTAATAGTAAATGTAGTTTCAAATGAATCTGCTGTAAGACCTTCAAATACTATTGCATTACTATCAAAGCCAACTCCTAGATTTGGCGATGTTGATGTCGCAACTTGTAGTTGTGCTACATCGCTATAGAGTTCAGTAAAGTTATCATTTATCTTATTACCAGCGGTACGTAGGTCGTCACCGGTCCCATCATTACCAGCACTTCCAACACCTATAACCTGTTTAGCCATATTTTATCCTACTGAATTTATTACTGTTATTTATACCGAACTCACTATTGAATTCGAATATCTTTGATGTTGTCTACGATCAAATGTTTCGTATGTAGCATCAAATCTAATTGCACTTCCATCAGAATCTGAATCATCAAATGTTTGTGTATATCCACCAAGCTCATCTAGATCTGAATATCTATTAGCCAAATATTGCATGGTATTTGTTGTACCAAAGAATGCTGCAGTACGGAATGGATCCATTGCCTGATCAGCTGAATCTGCATCTTGGTCATCTTTGATAATAATAAATGTATCTCTTTCACCGAGTAAATTAAATGATGCACTAGTAGTAATAATTGATGTATTAGCATTAGGATCAAATAGTGACTCAGCCGTACCAACAACTAACTGTCCTTCAGTAACAACTTCAACCTCAGCTGCTAGGAAGAAACCAGCTGGATGAACAAAATTTCTGTAAAGTATTTCCCAATCGATTAATGATAGCGGTGATTTAATAAGAACAGAAAATATCTGATAGATTCTTCCATCAGTAAGAACTAATGCATCTTCTGGACCAATTTTACCGAGCCTTTGATCTCCAACTGTGAGTAGACTATTTTTTGGATAAATAATTTCAACTTGGTTTTCATTAAAGAAAGCTCGAAAGAATCCATCTGCCGAATAGAGTGAACCCTTAACACGAAAAAAGTTACCAAAGTTTTTAAGTGCTTCTCTAGGAAATGTGAACTGCGTATGTGATACACCAAGTGCAATTTCATCTAAAACAAAGTCAATTCTTTTCAGCGTTGCATCTTCAACGTCACGTATTGTTAATATTTCATTCGTGATGCCGCCGTAGTTTTCATCTGAATCAAGATGTTCATAACCTTCTAGAAACGATATCAGATTTGGGTACGATGTCTGGAAATACTCGGGTAAAACTTCACGAACGACACTTTTCCGTAAATTCGGAGCAAATCTTTCGTAATCTTTTTTAGTTTCAAAATCAGACATTTACTTTTATAGATGCTGTTTGTCTATCTACTTCAGCTGTAGCAGATGAGCGTGCTGTATCAATTCTTAAAATATAATTACGCAATGGTTTTACTACACCTTCATTTTGCGGTGTAACTTTAATTGGTAGATATGTTTGACCAGAAATAATTTGAGTTGGTCTGAATCCTACTAAACTTACTTTACCTGTAGATGGATTAAATTGACCAACATTGTCAAGAAGAACATTTCCATCAAGATCTACAATTTCAAGTATTGTAGATTCTAATCTATTCTTTATCACCGACACTGCTCCATTGAATTCAAATGCATCTGATGTTACTCTAAAGAATACATCATCCGGTGTAGCAATTGAAGCTGGAAAATTTATATCAACTGTATTTAATGAATTAATATTAATAGTTGGTCTCATCTGCATTCTAACTACAGCAGTGCTTGATAGAATAGCATCATCGAGTGCATCAATCTCTGTTAACATATTAGACTTACGGAAGATTCCACCAAACTTAGAAATATTAGCACCAAAGAAAGATGACATAAAGTTGAATACTTTTTCTTCAGCACTAATAAGTGTAGTACCAGTTTTTCCTGGATCATATGCAAATCTCGTATCTACTTCTAAATACACGTCAACTGGATCAGTAAACTTGGTAGTCATTGACATTACAGAAAGGTTATCAGTATAATTTGTAATAATTGCATCTTTTACTGCCTGTTTGGCAGCAGCACTCGTTCCTGTATTAAAGTCTAATGAAATATAAACTGCGCCAAAATCAATCGGTTCATTTTGATCACCGCTCCAAACAGACGCAGTTTTTACTGTAGGAAAATTTGATTCAATTATAGCTTTATAATCTAGAGCTGTTACTAATCTTTTCTGTGATGCATATGCAATAGGTGCTAATTGGCGAATCGATTCAATCGATTGTCTAGCATCACCACCAGTTGACTCAGTACCAGTTGTGGTATTTAGTGTATAGCTTACACCTCCTACTGTTACATCTGATGACGGAGTAAACACTGTACCATTGTTTGCTGTAGAGCCTGCACATGATAAGTAAGTTACAACAACTTTTTCACCCGGTTCAGGTGCCTTACCAAATGAAATACCATCACCAAAGTTCAACTCATAGAATCCATTTGGTGCTTCGTTAATAGCAAAGTGTGTAGAATTTTCATCTACTTTAATTGCTAGCGATAATGGTGTATATGAAATAAATGCTGTAGAACTCGGTGATTCAAATACATTTACAGTTGCTGTAGAAGTATCAATTGTTAGATCTGGTATGACATAAATTTGTCTTTCATCTTTTTCTGGCACAAAGAAAGTTTTAGTTTTTTCAACACCCTCAAAGATTGGTATGTCTTCTTCGCCATTTGTATCCTTAAATACATACAAACCGGTTCCATCGTCAGATGCAAAAAATACTTCACGTGTTCTGAAAGTGTATGTAGTACCATCAATTGAACTAGTAAATTGTGTACCTTTAGCAAGCTCTAATCTAGCGGGTCTATTTGATACACCAGCTAAATTTACATTTAAATTCACTAATGCCTTTGATGATTTGCGTGATCTAACTTCATAACCGAGCGTTTGTGCATGTGATACTACAGAACTACGAAGCTGTGCAGTTGATAGGAATGCTTCATTCAATGAATAGTTAGCTGTAAGACCATTAATGTGTGTATTATAAGCAAGTACATCCAATATGTTAGATAGACCTGATGCTTCAAAATCATAGTCATTAAACTCGCTTTTGTTCTTAAAATAATTTTTAAGATTATTTTTAATATTTGTAAAATCTAAGTCAGATGATTTAATT